ATTTTTGAGACATCCCATTATTTTAGAATTTGGCGCATATGCAATTGATGACGACGTGATACTTTTTGATACCATCTCCGCTACAAATATATTACCAGAATTCATAGTATTATCATTATCATTGCCATTATTGCTATCACTACTTGAAACAGTCTTGCTATATATACCTAGTTCATATAATGTTATTAAATCATGAAAACATATAAATGAAGGTGGTAATCTCATTCCTCCATATTTGTTTAATAATTTCGCCATAGCTAGCTCTCGCATATGTGGGCGCAAAGGATGTGTTAAACGACTAACATGAATCGTCCAATCCGGTATTAATTTATTAAATACATTATCATCAATAATACATATATTAAATGAATCTCCGCATTTCTCTACTATACTCCTTATTGTTAAATATAAATAAGGCTGGTTTAAATTTGTCGTATTTCTTGAACCGAAATTCAACCACTGTCTCTCATTCATTTCGTATTCAACAGGTATCCACAAAAATGGTTTCTTTCTATCCATCTTGTTAACATCATTTGCTAAAAACTTTTGAATCAAATCACGTTCTTCTTTCTCTGTATCATTTGATAATTTACCCTTATACATAGAGTATACATATCCTATTATTAAAAGTAATAAAATCATTAATATCTGCTGTTTTGAAATTTTCATTTTTATTATTTTATATCGTATAATAATTACCTAGAATATATTTTGAATATTTTATATATATTTGTATTTATACTTTAGATTTTATTTATATATGAATTTCTCATTATCTCACCTATCTGTAGCTTCTCATGTTTTAATGTTCCATATATATCAGTTCGTCAACTGGTGAAACTCCGAATTAAACCTTTTATTTATCTCCCTAACTATCTCGTCTTGCTTCGCTAATCTGTATGCTCGTTTCATATCTTGTTCAACTTGTAGTGCGGTTTCTCGATCAAGTCGTATAGTTTGAGATTCCTTAGAATAATCGTATTTAGAACGCTCAATATCTCTAAACATTTGCATTTCATTTGTGGATGTGTATTTTTTCCTATTATCAAAATCCTCTGCTGTTACTGGTATTACAGTCTCTGTATGTGCTTTTTTTAAATCTTCATACTGCAATGAACTAAACAATCCGCTCGAATATTCTTGCGGAGCTTCACGTCCTAACTCATAGTATCCTCCACCTCCTCCGCTACTATTTGCAGTTTGTATTTCATTTCGCTGTATTAGCGCCATCTTGTTTCGCAACTTCGCTTTCTTTTTTTCTATTTTTGTATTCCTTTCTGCCCACGTGCCTCCCATTTCTGGCGACTCGTTTACTCTACTATCGTCGTCATTATCTTCATCTTCATCTTCTCCATCTCCGTTACGCGATACCCCTCTAAACCAATCTTCATACCCATTATCTTGCTCATCATCATGCATTCTAAATTTGTCAAATTTTTCATTAAACCATATATTAAATTTAGAAGCATCCATTTTTTGAATCTTTTTATACGCTTCTTCTTCCGATTTATGATATTCACGATCTTCAGCACTATGCGCCATCTTTGATTTATTCTGATTTAATTCACGCTCTATAACAGCCGTATATGAAAATTTATCCTCTTTATACTTTTTAGCATCAGGAAATCTCACCTTGTATATCTCATATAGTATCTTATACGCCTTTGTAAAAAAAAGGAAATACTCTTTCGGTAATTTTGATTTGTCCGGATGCATACGTAATACTATCACCTTCGCTTGTTTAAGATGTTTATCATCAAACATAACCGGTAACTTGAATAAATTCAATATATCTGTCAACTCATAATTGTTTATATCAAGATCCATATTTCCAGAAACGCTTGACATACTTATAGACACTTATATACACTTATAGATATAATATGTAATAATTTATTTATATTTTTATTTACAAGATTTATATTTTTACCATATTTATATTTGTTAATTGCGTTTTAGTCATTATTAATATTATTTATACATAAGTTATAATAGATTATATTTGTATTCATATTATGGAAAATGTAGTTTCGCATATAATGAAGCATGTTTGTGTTACAAAAGATGAATTTGAAGTTGTTAATCCAAACTTTTACAAAAGGCTCCTAAGCGGTGACTCTCTTTCTTTAATTGTTGGAGAATCATATATGGAAGGTGAATGGGTTACTAAAGATTTAGTATCATTTTTACGAAAAATAAATATTCTAGACAATTACAATGAACTTTTTTTTACAGCAATAAAAGGCGTTCCTATAAAAACACTTTTATATACAATTATACTTATTGTTAGCATATGTTTTAATGATATCAAATCACAAATTATCGATTATCTATATAATGGACAAACTATAAAATTATCAAAGCGTGTAGCCGAACAACATTATGATATTCCTGATATTTTATATCAACATATGTTGGATAAACAAAGACAATATACATGTGCATACTGGAAACCAGGAACTACTACATTAGAAGAAGCGCAACAGAATAAAATAGATTTGTTAGTTAATAAACTACAAATTCCTGATGATACCGAAATGACCATTTTAGATATTGGATGTGGATGGGGTGGACTTACGAACGCAATATCTAAAAGATATCCAAAATGCAATGTCGTAGGTATTACAATCTCGAAAGAACAAATAAAATATGCAAATGACACATACGGAAGCGACACACTTAAATATGTTTTTTGCGACTATAGAGACTTACCAAAACAAAATATAAAATATGATAGAATAATCAGTGTAGGAATGTTTGAAGCCGTGGGTGCAAAAAACTTTAACGAGTTTTTCATAATTTGTGAAAAAATTCTTACCGATAATGGTATATTCGTATTACATACAATTACACGATCAGAAATAATCAAATATGTAACCGGATATGAAAATATAACAACTGATAAATGGATTGATAAATATATATTTCCCGGCGGTTTTATTCCCACTACTGAATCAGTTTTATCATCTGCGATACGTGGTAAATTAATGTATCATCATATACAGAACTTATCCATTAGTTATGCGAAAACATTGAAACAATGGTATAATAATTTTGTAGAACACTGGGATACTATTAAAAAATCAAATCCTTCATTTTTTACAGAAAAATTCTATAAAATGTGGGAATTCTATTTATTGTCTTCTATGATTATGTTTGAAATAAAACATATACAACTATCACAATACGTGTTTACAAAACGTTCCTATCCAGATATGTATATTTTTACTGAAAAAATTGCATAATTTTATAGGTATTTTTTATAGGTATTTTTTACACAAAATTGAAATTAAATAATATAAACATATGTCATATTATTTAACTACTACATCACATATTGTTATCATTATGGATCCACATAATGACGAACACTCTGAAGAACATAACGATAACGAAGGACAAGACACCGGTAAATTCAGAATCAATACAAAAGACCAGTTTTATACTTCGCCTAGTGTCGCCAAAAAGTGTATAGAATTCATTATATCCCATCTCCATAGTAACACCTCAACGACATCACTAGCTCTCCCAACAATCTCACCCATCTCACCCATCTCACCCATCTCACCCATCTCACCCATCTCACCTATTCCAATATCTTCCTACTTATGGATCGAACCTTCCGCTGGTAATGGCGCATTTCTGAATAATATCCCCGACACATACGAAAAAATCGGCATCGATATTGACCCACGCGCCGCAAATATTTTAAAACAGGATTTCCTTTCATGGATGCCGCCTTATACCGCAATAAAACCATTAAAACCAATTATTATATTTGGTAACCCCCCATTCGGTAGTCAGTCTACTCTCGCCAAAGCTTTCATAGCGCATAGTTGTAAGTTCGCAAGTATTATTGCTTTCATTCTTCCAAAATCTTTTGTGAAACCAAGTATGTCATGCGCTTTTGATACAATGTTTCATTGCGTTCATTCAAGCGATGTAGAGCCACACGCATTCGTAATAAATGGCGGCGCCACATACGATGTCCCATGTGTATTCCAAATTTGGCAAAAAATGTCTTCACCTCGTGTAGTCGCACAAAAAGTTACCGAAAAAGGCTTTCAATATGTTAAAAAAACAGATGCACACCATCTTGCGTTTCGAAGGGTAGGTGTTTATGCAGGAAGATGTTACATAACTAATATGGCTGGTGAAAAAATCGAAGGAGTGTCATATAATTATAGTCCTCAATCTCACCACTTTCTCAGACTTGATAATGCTATTGCAGACCGTATTATGGAAATTTCAAGAAAAATAAATTCACATATATTTCCTAGCAATACTGTAGGCCCGCGTAGTCTCTCTAAAACAGAAATAAATACAGTGATCAATTCTATTCTTGAGAATTTGTAGATTCGGGTGCTAGTTCGAGTGTATCTGGAGCGACACACTTTTTTTTAAATATGCGACGTCCTGATTCTATCTCCATTGAAATAACTCCACCTCGAAATTCATTTGTGTTACTCCGTGCTATAACTTTATCAGGATTTCGTTCTATAAATTCGCGAAAACTGTTGAACGAACATTGCAACCTGCTTTGGTTACTGTCACATTTAATATTGAAATATATTTCACCCTTCTTATCTACGAGTTTCTTTTGAATACGATACATTGCCGCATGCTCTTCGGGTGTAGGACTCCGTGTTTGAGGAACCTTTTTCACCGCATTGTCTAGCTCCTCTATATCTTCACGTTTAATATCTCTGAATAGGATATATTTTAATCCTGTAATATCCACCTCTACTACTTCGGTAACCTTTTTCGTATTTTTGACATCATCTTGTTTATACGTTATGACTACCAAATGTAACGGTTTTTCACTATATACCGAGTCATATATACGAAGACAGTCGCCCATGCAAACTGTATTTGGCGAGCCGGTTGTTTTTATTGATAGATCACATCCATCGAGCTTATTCAACACAGCTGGCAAATCCATTTTACTAGTGTATTTTATTTTTTTTAAATCATCTTCTGATACATGTAATACGTTACGGATAAAATCTTTTTCCCATGTAAATCCGTGCTTTTGAACTTCGTTTCCTCTCATTACTATATAACTAGCAATATTCACTCGCAATATATCAGGTTTGGGTATATTTATTCTTAAATTTTTGATTCTAAGCATTTTTAATATACTTTATTTCTTCTTCTTTATTTCTTCTTCTTTATTTCTTCTTCTTTATATATTTCAATTTTTTATTTTTAGTTATTCTATGCTTGTTTCTTTTTGTTACTCTTTTCTTGTGTATATGTCTATGTCTATGTCTATCTTTATGCCTAGGTTTGTTTTTTTTGGTTTTTCCTCCATCTCTGCTTCTACTTCTGCTTCTACTTCTACTACTACTTCTGCTTCTACTTCTACTACTACTTCGTGCACGTTCTCCTCTCGGACTTTCTCCTCTCGGACTTTCTTCCCCGTTTATTACCTTTCTATAAACAAAACCACTGGATGCAGCTAGAGGATTAGTATCATGGGATCTAACTCTACGAATTCCTGTGACACTATCAGGAACATCATGTCCATGAAATAATGCAGTTTCACCACACTCATTTTTACAAGATTTTATAATAAAAATAGTTCCTTCTAATGTTTCAGGATGATTTAATATATAACTTAAAGTTACATATTTTCTACCTGGTAAATAATACTTTCCATCTGCGACAACGCCATCTAATTTATCCTGAATGATTTTTATTTTTTTATTCATATCTTCCAATTTTGCAGTATATTCATCTATTTTACTTTTAACAGTAGCTTTTGATTGTTCTCGTTGAGTATGATCTTTAATTTTTTCACATTCGTTCAAACAATCACGAAGATTCGTATTGATATGTCTTTGAATATTATCTCTTACCCTTATGTGATTCATAAGTGTTTTTGTCATTACGTCTCTATGTTTAGCTATAGCTGCTGCTGGTTCTATACCTTTACCTATATAAACACAAGTTTCAGGTTTATTTTCTAGATTTCTATCCTTATCTAATCTTTCATGTAATCCATATTTTGAACTTATATCCACAATTTTGCCAGTTGCATCTAATTCATAAATTCCTTCATCGGGATTTATACACCCACGACGAAATAGTTTCATATCTTGTATAAGAATGGGTTCGCTTTCAAATCTTCTTGTTCTTAAAACCAACTGACTTTTTTCGGAAAATGGATAATAACCTTGAGGTATTCTATCTTTACGTTCTGGTAGTATCATTTGTCTTAATATATCTTTAGCCGCTCGGAATGTTCGTGCTTCTTTTATTCTTTCTAATATTAACTTGGTGTCAACAATAGTCCCATTTAAAAGCGATGGTGTTGATGACGCATAACCGAGTCTTGAACATTCTACAACAGTAATATTTCTTTTTATTTTAACATATTCGCCTTTTATTTTACACCCATGACATGTTACATATTTTTTTGCTATAATAGGATTATCTAATGGGTTATCTATTTCTATATTCGATACCGTTGTGTCATCTTGACTAAATAGATCATCAAACCCTGTATCACCTTCAAGTATACACATAGGCGACTCACTCATATTTTTTTTATTTGTAAAATATGTATATATGTATATATTTATAATACTATTATAATATTGTTACAATAGTATTATTTTATTTTACGTCATTCATTATACATACACTATTGCGAAAATTTATAATTCATACACATAGCAAAGAATGTCTCTATATCAGGTAGACTCGCTCCTGTTATTGACGCAATTGGCCCATCATTCATACCTTTTGCATACGCTAAAAATACCGGGATTCCATTCACCATTTTCTTATGTTTCAAAAAAGCATACAAATCAAAACACTCATCTACATCCACCTCCATTATCGTGATATAATCTGGTAACTCATTTGATTTTTTATATGAATAATCCTTAATTTTTTTACAAGGCCCACACCAATCTGCTGTAAATTTAAATATCAAAATTCCAGGATTACTTTCCATTAGTGTTGCAAAATCAGCCCTTGTTCCTGTAAATTTCAAAATCTTATAATTATTATCAATCCGACTTAATACATTTTCCATTACTATTTTTATTTTTATATATTTAAGTATATTCATTATTTTTAAGTTATATTATTCATTATTCATTATTCATTATTCATTTAGAAAAATTTCAAGTATTTAGATTCACAATACTATATATTTTGCGTTTTAAGAGTTAATAATTAATATTATTTCATTTTAAGTATTGTTTAGAAGTTTATTATTACCTTATTATTATTATCTTATTATTTGTGAAATGGTAGACATCGAACCTATGTTGGAATATAACTATTCAAATTTTGGTGTAAAAAATATATATAGTCTTTTAGTTTTAGTTTATCTTGCATTTATACATCCTATTTTTACTATTCTAAATTATGATATAAAAGGTAATAAACAAGTCACACAAGATATAGTCAAATCATGTATAAATGCTTCAAAATGCTCAATGTATAAAGTTTCGAAAAAAAGTATTATTATTGATAAAAATATTATGTATATGACAAACCATACATCTGTGGGTGATTTTTTTATTGATCCATACGTTTTACATTATTCTACAAAATTTATCGCTTTACATAAAATGAGACGTTTGTTACCTGTCTTAGGACTAATTTGCTCTTTAACAGCCTCATCTATTTTTATTTCATCAGGTAATCAAAAAAATACAATTATCGAGAATTTTAAAAAAATCGAAAAACTGCGAAATAATGATAATATACGTAATATAACATTATATCCTGAAGGATTGCGCCGCGCTCATCGTCCAAATGTATCAGATTCACTTAAAAAAGGATTTATTTATCACTCTTTTGAACATAATTTGCCTATTCAAATTGTTCACACCACGAATAAAGATTATGTAATGGATGATGAAAATTTTATTCTACATAAAAATACAAAATTATTTACTTACTATGGCTCAAAAATAGATCCAAAAAAACTTAGAGAAAAATTCGAAAAGAAACATAAACGCGAATACACAAAAGATGACTACTATACACACGTATATAAACAATGGTGCAAAATATGGTCAAAAATGGATAAATATCGTATTGATACATTACTCAAACAAGGGTTGTCGCGTGATGAATGTCTCGCGAAAATGGAACATTATTCCACCAAATTTCCCGCAATTGAAGATAAAATGATTAACGGTGATACTAAATTATCTACCTCATTCCTTCTTCTACGCAGCACACTTTGGTCTATTATATATTTCATCATTTTCAAAATTGTTGAAAAATGTTTTTCTGCGTTTTCATGTATATATAAAAAAACTGACTATGCGAACACAGTTATATCTAACTCTGTAAATAATACCACGGGTTGTAACATAGGTTGTTGTCTAAAATTTATAAAACTCCCATTTTTTATTTAATACTGAATTTCACATTGAATTTCCTAATTTCTCACACATCTGTTGCTTCTCATCTAAAATGCATAAATATAAACAAGTATAAAAATATTATATGATAGTATAATATCTTTATATTATCATATAAAGCTTAATACATTACATCATTACATTATAACATTATAAATTAAATGGATATAATCAATTTAGTTGAAAGATTGCCTGATGATATTATTTTATACATTTATACAAAATGTCTAAAAAGATATAGATTTTATAATGGAGAACTTATAAAGTTAATAGATTTTGATAAATATAAATTTTTAGAACAATTTACTTATCGAAAAATAAAAGCATTCAATTCATATAATTATAGCAACGACAATGATAACGTTATTAAATATAGAATTCATTATCAGTTACCAAATATGATTCATATAAATAGAAAAGATTCGGGGATTGACGACGATATGATATTTATAACATTTACTATAAATGATAATTCATTAATTTTTGATGTAGATCGATTCAGGTTAAAAAAAAAAGAAGATATAATTATAAAATCGCAAATGAATATCTATCACAAAGGTGACTATACGGATTACGATTGGGAAGTTATAACATATTCTTATGAAATTTAGAAGTAAAATATGGTATATTTTTTTACTCTATTTATTGACTCTATTATTTTCTAAATTTTCATATTCTTTATTTCCATAGATGATACTGACAATGATAAACCTCTTTCAAGTAATGGCGACTTTGGTATAGGAATTGGATTCGATGTAGCAAATGATGTTTTATTTTTAGCCGCACTAACTATATCCTCCAATGTTTCAATATGAAGGCGCGGCAAATCAGCATGACTCTCCCAAAAATATCTACAATATGCCCACTTAAATTCATAGTCCTCCCCATATAAATGTCCTAATCTTTGCATTAACAATATATTCACATTCATGGGTAATAAATTCAAATTATGTCTAGGCAATACATAACACAATTGCACCAAATCTTCAATTGTTTGTTTATCTTTATGTTTCAAAAATTGTGTATCCATCTGGGGAATATATTTCACTAAATCTTTGAACAGCGGCGCATAATGATAATTATAACACCATCGCCAATCTTTGCACCCATCTATATAATAACTAAATGTCCACTCTAGCCCCTCTAAATAATTTACACATATCTGTCTTATTCTTTCATCTGTAATCTCGATATCAAATAAAGCCTTATAGTATCTATACTCCCAATCTTTGGTATATGGGTTGATATATTTCTCAATACTCCTCTCCTTCATAGGTAACATTAATAAATCATCCATTTGTTGAATATTTGCGCCTTCGCCCAAAACACTATCAGTTTCATTTAATATATTTTTATCATTTTTAGTAACCGATTTAGAATTATATTGATTTTTATTTATTCCATGATTAAACGCATTTCTCTCGCTTCTGTTATCTCTCATGTTATTATAGCCTCCTCCACCTCCACCTCCACCTCCACCTCCACCTCCACCTCCCCCAGCCCTCCCATTCACTCCTCCACTATCTCCAAACCTCCGCGCAAATTTATCCCGTTTTTTATGCTC